TGGAGGGACTTGAACCCTCACGAGCGTACGCTCACCACCCCCTCAAGATGGCGTGGCAAGGAGCACCATTTTAAACAATTTACGAAGTACCTACATATGTTAAAATACATCTATTTTTTAACATATTATATATTACTATATTGCACTATATTTTTGTAACGTAGGTTGTCAAAAAGTTGTCAATACTTAAAACGTCTGCATATCCACCTTTATGCAGTAAGGAGAAATGGGATCACCTCCATGTTATCTGCGTAAAGCACTAGCCAAGAAAAGTGCAGCATTGCTAATCGCCCATGTATCACGTTGGCGACGTAGCCTTTGTTCTGTTCGTTTATTGTTCTTTATTTCCGCTTTCAACTCGTTCAATGATACGGAGGCTTTCTCCAATGAGTTCGCTTGCTCGGTTGTTATTTGCGACGCCTTCGCCAACTCTTCGCCCTGTTTCTTGTTGATATCCTTCAAGGCGATTAAGTCCTTCTCCCTCTCTTCGTTGATAATCTTCAATTCTTGCAATTCGGTCGCCTGCTTGACTGTTAAGCTCTGAGCTTCGTTCAATGACAAGTTTGAGCTCTTGATTGAGGCGTCTGCTTCGATTAAGTTCGTTTTGAGTTTGTTCCAGTCTTTCAAGGGCACGCTGATAGTTTCCTCTTGCTGTGAGGTAGCCGTCGATGAGCTGGCATGCGAAACCGATGAGAAGAACGCTAAGCACACCACAAATAACGCGCTTAAGAGTAAACGCATGTACAATTTTGTTCTTGATAATTTCATACATCACACGCCCCCTATATTAATCTTGGTCTGTCCAACGAGCGGCCCAGCCTCGCACATCAACATGAACGAAATATTGATTATAATATCGCCCAATGCCGTCGGCGCCACATTCCTCGGCCACTTCGGCGAGATAATCGACGTTAATGCCGTCATAAGTAATATCGGCCGCTGTACCCTCAACGTGTTGAGAGTTAGGAACGCCACCGACTTCCGCATTATGTTCTGGGCAACGATAACCGCTTAACACTTCGATAGGTTGGCCTATTCGTTCCCGAATAGCGTCCAATACATCGACGAGCCTTTTATCAATCACATGGTCGAGAATAGGGTGTCCGTCGCTATCGTATCCATGACGGCCGCATTTGCATGCGAATTCATAATCATCGAAATATGTACCAATTTTCATTATATGCACCTCTGTTTCTGCTTTTAACGATAATTTCATAGTGCTTTTATCGTTATTTCAATAATTCAAATATAAAAGCCACGCCCATATATCTCGAGCGTGGCACAAACAACACTATATTATTTTTTCAAAATCATATCCACTCTTGCATGAACCACGTCAAGCAAGCCAGATATGGTAGTATTTCCGCCGTCTCGCATATTCTCGAGAATGCTCAATAGTTCCACCGAGCCGAGATATAGCCATACGATATTGACGGCGAAAGCGTATTGACCTGCCATATAGTCAAAGCACCATGCGGCGCCTGTGGCTAGGCAATATGTTAAAACTTTTGTAACGAAAGGCTTACGCATATGCTTTGAGGATATAAGCCCCTTTCCCCATGCTGCTGGAATCGCTATATATTTATCTAATGCGGTTAGATTGTCAGCATTTGCCCCCATATCAATAAGCATTTGATACGATATAGCCGCCCATTTTGTAATGAGGTCTAGGAATACAAGCAATATAAATATTCCTAGCACCTGCACATGTTTTAAGCCAATCATGTATATCGCTACATCAGCGATTACGGCAAGCAAGGCTTTTAGAACGAAGGAATCCGTCAACGTCCGCCAAGCCTCGCCCATGAAATCAGTTAATTCTTGCATGTGTCCCCTTTTTGGTTTGATTAATTATAGATGGTCTGCGTTGTAGTCCCCTGTGTTGATGTAGCTATGGTTAGTCGCATTCCACTCAAGGGTATCCTTATCAAAGGCCATCGTTGTAGTCCCCTGTGTTGATGTAGCTATGGTTAATCGCATGTTATTGTTAAATCCTTTGAACGTAATATTTTCAGGTGTTTCAACATAATAAGGGCCGTAGCTGTTCCAGTTATCGCCTAAATTAAGCATTGTCGGTCTATTTGCATAAATTACCTTTTGCGTAACATTCCAATTTTTAGGGTTGTCGTTAAAATTACCATTCACTGCATTATTGGTAATGTTCATTTTCAACACATCGCCATAGCGTTTGCACACAATACCATTTTCTTCGTATTCTTCATCAGCAACTGCACCAGTTTGAACGCCAGCAATCGTATAGTCGCCTACTTTCGCACCTGTGAAATTGTGATAAGTGAGTTTTATATCATCTTCCCCTAGAGGTGGAATTGTAATAGTGCAAGCTCCAGTACTGTCTAGCGTGAAAGGTGTATCATTACCAACCACCTTAACGCTGTAATGAGTCTCACCTGTAACGGATACCACTTGTTGACCTTGGATAACGCTTGGAATAGTCAACGGCTTAAATTCAGTACGAGGAAACGGCTTGCCCATATTGCCAATTAAGGCTGTGAGCACGTCGTCAACGTTGGCACTTTCACACCATACGTTACCTTGTAGCAATAGCTGATGAGCATTATCTGCCGTAGCACTTGCTCCGTCCTTGCCTTTTAACGATTTTAGCCACTCAACATATGTACCTTGAAATCCGTTTAATTGAGCGATATTAAACGCACTTAGCCCGTCCTCACCTTTAGGGCCTTTCAAGGCTTCTAATTGCTCTGGCGTAAAGTCCTCATATCGGAACGGGTCGCCTTTTGGGCCTCGCTGTCCTTGTTCGCCCGGTAATCCTTGCGCCCCCGGAATAACAATATCAATCACTTTCGGAACCTTTGCTTTAATTTTCACATATTCAAAGTTATTTGTATCTTCCATAATTGCACCCCCTAATGTGCTGAAATATCATGAATGAATTTCATATCACCCATTACGATTTTAGTAGTATCGTTCCCATGAATAAGGAACACATCATATTGACCGCTCCTATAATTGCGGCCTATGTTCTTAGTTGCCTCGGCGGTGATTGTGCAGTAAATAATATTCTCGTGGACCACACATTCAGCCTCGGCCAATAGCTTGCCCTGCACGCTCCGCACTTTCATAACAGCCGTGCAGTTGCTTAAATCAAAATCGGCACTGACCTCGTAACCTCTACGATAGTCCGCGCCGATGTGTAATGTTTCTGGCTCGTTTCTTATAAAGTTCATTGTTATACCTCGCTATTAGATCATCATTATTTCAATAGCTGGAATATTTTGAGTTCCGTCGAGTTCGCAAATCAATACTTGCGTTGTTGTGATTGAGTTTTGTCGAATGATACCGCCAGCATTTCCGCCGTACGTTGTTACAATATCAACGCCGTCGCCGTCCCAGCTAACTTTATGAGCCATATATCCATTCTCTGAACCAATAGCCGCCAATGGATAGGTGAAACTCAACCCAGCCTTTTTAATGCCTTGAAATTTGACCTTGCCTATTTCGTACTCTTCCTTGGATAAGAACGTAGCAGGGTAATCCTTATGAATGACTAACGCCAATCGCATTGTTAATAGATTGCTGTTAAATATAACATTGCCATTCTTATCGTAAATTTCCATGCCGTACTTATCTGTTTTAGGCATTTTGTTAGAAAATACATACACTTCCATAGTGTCGGCAATTTTGCGTACGCTTTCAAGGCTGTCAGTTGTAAAGCTAATTCGCAAGTAATTCGTCCATTTTCCAACACGAGTAGGGTGATTCATATTTCTTGTTTCTGCAAGCTCAATATTCTTGATTGGTGAATCGGTACTCATTGCATATACATATTGCTCGTCGGCTTGTCGCTGTAAAATCGGAATGTATAAATTAGCGAGGTATATATCCCCGTTAGGCGTGCGTTGAACGCCGTATATAATCCCGTCGCCATTATATCCATAATATTTATTATGCTCCACTTCAATCGACTGTTTAATCGGCATACCCTTGAGGCTGATTTTATATTTTAAATATAGGCAACTATCTGTATCGTTAATTGTTACTATGCTGTCATTATTATGGCTTTCAAAATGTTTCATGCTACATCACCCCATAGATTAATGCTACTTTACAAGGTTTATTGACGTTATTAGGTGCTTTTAAATTCCATGAAATTTTACCACCCTCAACAACGATATTGTAACTAGGCCCAAAGCCATACAAAATGTCGTCATTATCGTCTGCATACGAATTCAAGAAATACCATATATGCTGACCTTTACTCAATTCGACTGTAGCGCTACCGCTTTCTTCAATAACGTCAAAACGTTTAACGCCAGATACTTTTGTAAGCCTATCCGTTAAGCTAACAATTTGAACGCCGTTCTTATTAAATACTTGTAATCCAGCTGGCATGTTATTTTCACCCCCATGCTTAAATAATCGCTTAAATAGTTTCTTGAAAAATGTAATTATTCCCATACGCCTAACCTCACTCGTAATTGATTGTCATCGTCATACACTTCAATTAGATTATCGCTAATTTCAACCCTTGCGCCACTCGTCTTAGTTCGTAATGTGCCAATTGTTGCAGTGATAGATGATAGGCTATCAACCTGCATTTTATCAGCTGTTACAGCCCCAGCCTGTATCATTCCTTTGACGATGATATTGTTATCGAACAAGGCCTCACCAGTAACATGCAATAATTTGCCGTCTATTCGCGTACCTGCTGGTGATAAGTTGATACGGCTCACCAGTTCCGCGCCGTCCATATTATTGATTGCTTGCGTTACTTTCAAATCAATGCCGCTTGAAATATGCGTGATTTGTGAGTTTACATTGTTTTGATAGTCGCTCAAAGTGCGCTGGTATGCGTTGCCAAGGTTGATAATTTTGCTATCCATGCCATTGACGGCTGTCTTGACTGTTCCGACTTCGCTTTTCAAGTCATTTACTGCTTTGTCGATACCCTCTAGGCCTAGGCTTTCCATGTCCAATAAGGTTTTATCGATTTTAGCTTTGATTGTCGCTAGTTGCTCATCACTTCTAGGGCCTTCACCGAATAGATCAACAAACGCAACCTGTACTGTATGAACACCACTTTCCAATGGTATTGTTGCTACATTCGTTGTGAAAAAATACCGCGTACCATCAACGTAAATATTAACGCCCTTACAACCTAATTTGATAGTATCGGTAGTAATGCCGATGCCATTTATCAAGCTAACAATTTTGATAGTAGATGGTTTTGGTGGAATAGGTACGTTATAGGTTAATTCTGCCGGTGCGCTATATCCTTTTGTAGGGTTATGAGCATATAAATATACTTTTGCACTCCGTTCTGTTAATAGAGTGCTTAAAGTAGTATTATTGCTTTTACCAATTAGCCCATACTCTTGACCTGGGTGCAGATCATATCGCAACTCGTAAAAATCAATATCAGCGTTACGCACCTCTAACCAATTAAAGGTGGCAACATCGCCAAACGAAACGCCCAGCCCTTGCGGAGTATTAGGCACTTCTGATTTGAGCTCAACTAATACAGATTTGATAATGCCTTGTGAGTAGTTTCCATGACGGTCCTTTACCTTTAATCGCACCTCATATGTATGGCCTAATTCACAACCACTAATAACGATTTGATTATCACCATTACCGCCATACTTCCATTCGTTTGTACCTTCACGATACCATGCTTCGACAGTATCAAATGTATTAATAGTTGGTTGAGTAAATGCAGCCACTACATCAAATGACAATACACCATCGCCAATTTCGTAATACTTAGTAAATAATGCTAAATCGCTTACTTCCGGAATATAGTATGGTGTGATTGTATATGGGTATGCTTGCACCTCATCTAACCCTTGTTCGTTAGATCCATACATATTGAATGACGTAAATTTAAAATATACCTGCTTTCCGATATCCTCTTTACGATACGGAGCATGATATAACGCCTCATCAACTCTTACGAACCTAGCACCAGCATTATGCGTTGTATCATTAGTGCCATATTGACCGCGTATAATACCACCTAACGCATAATCTCCATTAAGCTGCAATTGCGCTGTTTCATAAGATAGGCACTCGCCGTCAACCCAGCATAGAGTGTTAGCTCGTTCAGCATCAACATGACTGCCACCTTTTAATGCTCCTTGATTGATTATCACATTAGCGGTGTTGCTTCCTTGTGTTAGGCTTGTTTTCAGCCTACCCATTCGAGCCTGTTGTGAGATATTGCCAATTCGTTTATAGTTTTCGTTATTGTCCGACAACCATATAGAACAGCCACCCCAGTTAGGCTCTGAATTAACACCGATATACAATTCATTGCCCCCTACATCACCTGGCGTTTGAATAATAGCCACGTCATTTACACTTGGAGCAGGCACATTGTAATCAATAAAAGGTCGTTCGTTTTCATGAACGTTATACTTTGCCGGAGCATATGTTCCTGGCGGTTTACCTTCTGCTGTAATTTCAAGTTGTCCATCTGCAGCTTCTGATACTGACGTTATAACTACGATTTGCTCACGCAATCCGCATAACTCATCTGTGATTGTTACTAGGTCGCCTGGTTCTAATCTGCAAAAAGCCCAGTCGAGATGGAATGTATATTGGTTTTTTGCATATAGCCGTTTCATAGCCAGCTGTTCAGCGTAGTATTGAGCCCTTGCCTTAGTATAGAGATAATGAGCCGACTTTTTAGAGGCTGGTTTGAGGCCGTTCTTTTGCACATCTGCTACCACCTCGAATGATACCGTTTCTTTTTCATAACTATTGGCACGATTAATAAACTCAACTGTTGCCTGATTATACGTTTCCGAGCTATCTTTTCGCTTATACACAATAAGTTGTCCGTCGCTAGCTGGAATAAGATCATCTGCTGTTAAGTTATATTGAATTTGATTAGCTGGCGACCAATCGCCAATAGGCTTATCTGCTAATGGTACGATTTTCAAACGGTCTGTAGACCAAAAGACAAGGCTGTTTGTAATTTCAGCTATATCATTGATTACGTTTTGAGCCTTTGAGCTTTTACTGTCCGGAGGTGTACTAATTAGAATATCGGCTGCTTTGCAGTATGCACGATAATTTTCTAATCCGTCTATACTTACATCGTCAATGCCGATAGACTTTAACACATGCACAATATAATCGGCAGGGTTTACATCGATACCGTCGCCAGTATCTAATAGCTTTCCTCTAATTTCAAAATTAAATTGAGGTAGGCTACCTCGTTCCCCTAAATCTACCACCCCAGCCATATATGCCAAGCCACTATAAGGCAATGCCTTTTCAGGGTGCTTGGATAAAACATAAGGCCACGGAGTTTGTCCATAATCGCCATTATATGCCGTCAGTTCGATTTTTTCGCTCGGATAAGTATATATTTCCTTGTCTCGCCAAACCTTCCATATACCGGCGATAGGACCCTCACATAATCCAATAGCACACGCAACAGTATAGGTGTAGGTTATTTCTGTATGCTTTGAACCGCCACCTTTACCAGTTCTTGTCGTACTGCGATGTTCATGAGGTGTAAAATCGTCGTAGTAAATAATATTGCCACTCAATCGTGTAGTGCCTAACACTTCAGGCACTACCTCACCATATGAAGCACTGTTGATTTGAAAATCAGCAATCATATCGGCTCGATTAGTGGTATTTTTACCGCGATTAAATAAAAAGCCCATTATTTACCACCTTTCCTGAAACGATATACAGCACGCAAGCGACTTTTTCCTTTTGCGTCATAAAATAATACATCATCAATCGATGATAGAATAACGCCCAAATCAACGAACGCATGAATTACTAAATTGTTACCAATATAAATGGCACCATGAGAAATGCATCGGCCATATTGGTATAGTAAGAAATCACCGATACGAAGATCATCAAAAGGCACCTCGTCTGCTACTTGCTTGACATACTTTAGGTACTTTTCTTCTGAACGATGTAAATGCCATTCATTGGAATAGTTTTCGATGTTAAAATCTGCAATATTCATTAGGCCACTATCAACCACTGCAGCCACCAATAAATATGAGCAGTCTACCCCTTTACCTTTTACCATAGCGTTATTTTGATACGGAGTGCCTAGCCATTCACATGCAGCATTTGCTATACGTTCACCTGTTGTTAATTTCATCGTATCGTCTCCTTTAAAGGAACATAAGGTGTCGCTCTATTTCGACTAAAATTATTGAATTTATTCTTACAAGTAGTCGGTGTTTTGTCGCACCCTGGATAGATATAAGCTACATCACCAATACGAGGTGATGTGTTAGTCGCACTCATATAAATAATAGTGCTATTTTTACTATCCATAATTTGCGTTGCTTGCCCTGCTAATGGTCCGCTTATCCATTCCATACCACCCGCTGTATAATAGCCATCCTCAAACGGTATATCGATTTGTACAGTGTTCGTACCAGTAACAGCCGTTACTTTTGCTTTCTTACGATAAGCCTTAATATCGACACCGCACTCCTTCGAGTAAATACTATAAGGGCATTGAGGGTAATATCTTCGGTTTGGATATTCGATATTGAGCTTTTGTACAACTGACTTCGCACTAATCTTTAATATAAAGCCACCGCCCTGTGTTACTTCGCAAATTCCATGGAATAGGTCTATGCACTCAATCACCTTGCCGGCATCGTCAAAAAAGGCACGGCGTAGATCAAGCGTTGCACCGTCTAAACCACCATTATGAGCAACTTCCAATACAGGCACACCACCAATTTGGTCGTTTTGACTAGCAGTAATGGTTACGCTTAATTTATCAACGCTAACAGTACTATTCGTAGCTATTTTTTCACGCGTAATAATAGGGCCATCACCTTTATAAGTGTGGCCCCCATAATTTACATCTGCATCGGTATCGGCCCAGTAATAGCTGATACCGCTTTTTAGTTTTAACTCGTACAAATCACATGACAAGAATGATTGAGATGTGCTTAAATGATTGCTTAAAATCTGTCCGACTTCCTTCATTTACTCACCTCACTGTTACCAACTTAAAAGACTTAGACTTGAATATGTCTTTATAAATAATTTCGTCCGTATAATCACCGCTGAACATTACCTTCCAATAATATGTGTAATCAGCTGTAATAATAGCAGTAGGTGCTACTGTTACCCCTTGTGCTAGCCGAATTACGCCTTTATCAGATACAGCATTTATCGGTGCCCCATTAGCATATAATTTTAGGTTCTCGATATGTGCTACCGGTTCCCTGAAATCACCATACAAACGAACTGCTTGCCATTCAGATTGAGCTCCAGTTCCTAAACGAATGCCCTTTTCCTCAAAATCTTCTGGATCCAACCAAAGAAAAGGAACTGTACCGCCTTTTACTTTTGCATAGAACCCCATGATTTGTTTATGCTCCTCTGGAGTTAATATTGCAAATTCAGTAGTAATTGTATATTGCGGATACTGCCACGTTGTCATGGTTCGTACTCGACCACTCCCAGTACGCTTTATTTTAGTATCCCATTTTTGAGCCTTCGTAGACTTCCACGCAAGGGATTTGATATCCGGAAATTTAATTAAATCTGCCATGCTACCACGTCCCCTCCGTCGCTATAAATTCCCTATCTTGGTTAACTAAAAACTGTCTTAGCGAACGTCCTGCGGAGTTTTCAAGCCACGTTCCAAACGATTGAGCGTCCATAGCAGATACGTTGATCGTAATACTACCAGCACCGCCACCATTGGCACGAGCTATACCGCCACCAATTTCATCGTATGTACTTTCGCTCAAAGGTAATACAGCTTCTTTATACTTACCTTCGCCAATCTCAGCATAAGTTGAGCCATAAGCCACACCACCGCTTGCCAGTTTTGGTAGTGATAGATTGCTACTAAACCCACTTGAACCGGAATTAAACATACCGGAGAACGCACTTTGTGTAGCTGTTTGAGCTGCACCAGCTGCCGTATTAGCACTCCATGCAGCCATACCAGCGATAGCACTTGCACCAAACGTTGCCATACTAACTTGTTGTGCCAATGCACTCCAAGCCGGTAATTGAGCATTTGCCGCAGCAATACCAGTGGCAGATTGTTGAGCCGCTAGCATTTTACCAAAGACGGCCTGTTTGATTTGACCTGCTATCCATTGTGCTACGCTATCTGCAATAGTTTTGAGTATTGCCTTGCCTAAATTTTGGAATGTTTGCATTAAAGTTGTAGTGCCTTGAATAAGGCCTGAAATAGATCCTTGCAAGCTATCCATGCCAGCGTTCATAGCGTCAAACAATACTTGTTGGCCATTCATATGAGCGTCAAATGCAGCTTGTTTGTATTCTTCAAGTAACGACTTTCGCAAGTCATAGTTTTGTTGCATAGCGATATATTCATCATTCAATGCAGTTTGCAATGCCTCGAAGTTTTGAGTACGCATGGCGTCTTCGATTTTATATTTTTCGTCTTGCAACTCGGTTTGAAGTTGTAATGCCTTTTTCTGGTACTCTTCTTGCTTGGCTAATAACTCCGCATTTTTCATAGCCTCAAATGAGATTTGTCCATCGCCTGTAAGTTGGAATGCAATGCCTCGTTCTTTCAACTTATCAATATAATGTTGCTGTTCCATTGCGTCCATTTTGATGAACTTATCAACCATTTCTGCATATTTATCTTCGATTGTATCAATAGCATCGATATAATCTTTAGACAATTGAACAGAAGGAGATACACTGCCAGTACTGTCTTTATCAGCAGTATTGATAGCGAATTCTTTTTGCATATCTCGAATACTTGTTTCAATAGCTCGTAGTTTTGTAAATTCCTCTTGCTTAGCCTTGATACGTTTATCAGCATAAACATCGTTGAGGTTTTTAAGGTCCTCTTGATAATTTGAATTAGCGTCTTTGGATTTATCAAGTTCTTCTCGTTCTTTCTTGTATTGCAATTCAATTAATTCTACTTGATTGCCTTGCATTTCCAAGAATGATTGCAAGATTTTTTCGTGAACCTCTTTTGCCTCTTTTGCAAGATCATTACCAGATGCGCCACTGCCGGAACCACCTCCGCCACCAGCACCAGCACCACCGGAGCCAGCATCATAACCGCCTCCGCCGCCACCACTGCCACCGTCTAGGCCTGTATCACCGCCACCTGTTACACCTTGCATTACTTGTGAAGCCATATTCTCTGCTTTATTAATAAATGCCTGTGTATCATCAGCACTGATTGTGTCAACCTGTTGTATAGCAGTAAATGTAGTACCAAAGAATTTAGCTACTTTATCGCCTACGCTATTAAGTTTTGCAATTAACCAGTTAAGCCCTTCAATAATTTTATTCACACCCCAAACAGCTGTGTGCACAATAGTTGAAAATACAGAGCTTAACGTATTACCGAACCCATTTGACGCAGCAGATGCAGTCGCAAATACACCGACCAAAGTCATTATGACGGATATTAATATTCCGACTGGGTTTGCCTTCATTACAACGTTCAATACACGCTGAGCAGTAGCTGCAGCTAATGTACTACTTCTTAAAGCTAGAAACAGAGATTTAAGGACAGTTGTCCCCAAAGTCAATGCGCCTATTGACAAGATAGTTCCTTGAACGGCTACTTTAACAACAGTCATTGCTACCGCATAAGCCCTAGTTGCAATTGCAGAGGCGACTTGTGCAGTTTTTAACGCTACAGTTTTTACAGTCAATGCAGCAGTTTGAGCGCTACATAATGCGACTGTCGCTTTATAAGTAATAAATGCAGTGGTAACACCTACAATGGCAGTGGCAATCCCTGGCATGGCGGTTCTAAACAGGTTCGCAAAGCTAGTAACAATATTCTTAGCTGTACCAATTACAACTGATAACGCACTAAATGCACCCCTTACAGTAATAATTGCCGCTTGTGCAGCAGTGCCAACTAGACGAAAGGCAATAGACAACCCAGCAAGTGCATCGTTTAATACACCTGAACTCGTCATATTGCTTATTTCTTCCATAGCTGGTTGAAATGCAGCTATTAATTCATTCTGAACTTGCGTTCCTATATCTTGGAACGTCATAGGAATTTCTGCAAACTTAGCGTTTGTTTCTTCTGCACTATTGAATAGTGCTTCTTTGATAATGTCAGCAGTAATAAGCCCTTGCGAGCTCATTTCCTTCAATTGGCCTACCGTCAAACCCATTTCACTGGCAATAGATTGTGCCAACATCGGAGCATTTTCCATGATAGAGTGGAATTCGTCCCCTTGTAGCTTACCAGCTGCCATTGCTTGCGTTAACTGGTACATAGCCGATGTTGTTTCTTCAACACTAGCACCTGAGATTTTGAACTGCTTATTCAACTGTTCAACAAAATAGATTGCTTCGTCATTAGATGAAAAAGCGTCTTTTGCAAGCATGTTTAACTTAGCCACACTATCGGCCATATCTAAATAACTACCACGAGAACGATTAGCGGCGCTATAAATCTTGTCCATAATTTCAGCAGTAGACTGACTGCCGTCATTAATTAGATTGATACGCGCCCTAATCTGTGTAAGTTGGTCGGTGGTTTGAACAGCACTAACTGCCATATCTTTCATGGCTCGTCCTGCAGCTTCAATACCTATTGCCGCAGCACCAAATGCAGCACCACTTTTTGCAGCGTTCATGATACTAGGAATTTCTATACCGAAGATCTTCTGCGCTTTGCTTTTAACAGCCTCCATCGAAGCAGTAACGTCTTTTCTTAGTGCATTTTCCGCTTTCTTAGCCACCCTATCAAGTGCTTGCTCGGCACCACTAGATGAACCGACTATGCGTACATTGATTTGTGAATCTGCCATTTTCTTATATCTCACCTCCCGCCTGTCTAAATTCTTCCATGAATAACTTTTCCTCTGTTTTGCGTTGTGCCAATGTCATAGGGTGTAATTGTTTCATGATGTCCTCGACTTTTAACCGCTTATTGCCAGCAATATGAACGTTTGTCATTATGCAAGTAAAATAAGCCTGTCTGCGGTCCTCAATCTCCATTCGCAATTCGTACCCCTCAACCAGTTTGTAGTATTCCATAGGGCTTAATTTCATAAACTCCCAAGGCTTCAAATTGAGTGGACCATACGCCGTACGCTCGGCCTTTGTTATCCATAAATTAAAAGAGGGGGCTGTATAGCCCCCTTCTAGTTTTTTGCTTCTGCTTCCTCTGCTTCTACTTCAGATTGTGCTTTTTCGTCAGCTTCTTCTGGAAATGATGCATAGTACGCAGCCTTACCAAAGACACCACTACCGATTAATGCTTTTACAATTAACTGTACAAGGTCTAGATATTGAACCTCGCCTTCATCAAATAATTGTTGTAGCTTTTCCTGGTAGTAAATATAATCGCGTTTACGACCTTCGTGCTTCATTCCGACAACAAATGCAGTGATTAATTGTTGGAATGTCATTGCTCCAGCTTGAACTGCTTTAAAAATAGGTTCGCCCCATAGCTGTTCAAGTTCAGCAATTCGACCAATCGTAAAATAAATTGTTTCGCCAGTATTAAATACATCACAAGTGATTTTTTTCATGAGTGCGCACTCCTTAATTAACTAACTATAAATTATGGTTGTTTTAATTCAGACAATGGACCTACGCCATTTAAGCTGCCTTTATACGTTGCCACATCGTCATGTGGTGTGTTCATAGACAATTCTGTGATGGAGCAAATACCTGTCATATAGGCTTTGTTAGGATATTCAATCTTAATGTTGATAAGATCATCATTCAAGAACGCTTTTTCCAACAATTGCAACGACTCTTCGTTAGGCATAAGCAATGTTTCGAGGTCGATGGACCATTCTTTAAGGCCTGGGATAGTAGACTTCCAACCGTTAGTGCCTTTATGCGATGCATCGATGCTATCAGCCTTACGAGATACATCACCAGTACGCTGTCCGCCTAATAAAAGCCATTCAGCACCTGTTGTTTCGTCGGTGCCAGTATTAACATAAATCAAATAATTTTTACCGGCAGTAGGCATTGCAGCCTGTTGCGGTTTATAAAGTTTTTTTGCTGTAGCTGGTTGAGCTGGCATTAGTAGATACCTCCGTTTGTTTCTTCATTCAAATTAATAAGGCGAGCCACAAACCTGTACTGCGTGCCAATCAATGGCCGTACTGAATCATGGTCGCCTACTTTACTTGTACATTTAATATCGATGATTTGATAACCACTATCTTGCAAGATACATGCTTCCGGAACTAATCTGCCACATGAATTACGAAGATTATTCATAATCGCCTCGAAAGTATCCTCGAACTTAGCGATAACTTCATAACCTACGTTCATATCAGGGTCGTCATTCCGCCCCCATACTTCAATGTATAACTCTTGTTGCAATTCAGATTGAACGGCATTATCTCCTGGCGTTGTTTCTCCCCTAATCACCATAATTACGCCATTCGCATCGATATTTGCAGCTTGTGGCCTCATAGCCCCAAGAATAACATTGAAGCCTGTTCCGTGGCTATCAATTACACGTTTGATATGTTGCATGAGTTCGAGCCACATATTACCCCCTGAAAATTTCTACAGTTCGATACCTAGCATATTTAGTAGGGTCGCCTGTTAACTCTTCCGGTGTAATTTGCTTTTCGCACATTGTTATACGCTCATCGATATATTGCAGTTTTTTGCTATAAAAATCATCTGTTGAGCCGTCGCGAGTATATGCACCTGGTAACGCATAAGCCTTGTCAACGCACACAAAACGATATATATAGAGTTGCACTAATTCATCGACTAGATAACTTCTTACAATATCGCCCTCTAATACGCCAAGACGTTTTGCAAAGGCATATAATGCTTTTTCTGCACGTTCTACATGTTGAGGTAGAACCTCTTTGCCTAACAGCTCATCGGTGAACTGCATTTCTTCGTATTCATATAGCATTGTTACACCTCTAAATATCTATTCGAATTTCTTTTTCCTTAGCCCCAAGCCAATCGCTATTCGATAGATCATTAATAGCAAGCCCAGTGGCTTTTGAAAATGTATCAAATACATCATTACGTTTTCTTTCCAACGCTTCATATAAGAATGGGTCGGATTTAGTTCCTGGGTGGTGAACTTCCTTAGCGAAGAAAAAGCTATTACCAGCCATTGGAACCCAACGCAATGCACGTTTAGTTTTAGGCTTAATAGTATGAGGTCTTGTACCTTGATGGACGAATATTCCATAAGGTGCTACCTGATTGTCAATGTACACTACCCCAATATTATTGCCATTGTCAAAACTAAATTTTGTATCGACAGCCCGTTCCAATTGAGCGGTACGAGTTATAAAATCATGCTTTTGTTGTGCTTCATTTTGCACCATAAAGGTGCTCGACTTAACAGCTTGTCTGAGCCGTCGTTCGAACACCTCTTTAGGTAACATGATTACTCCTCTTTATCGGGCTTTTTACCGGGCTCTTTGTCGGGCTTTTTACCGCTACGTTTTGACTTATCATCATCTTTGACAGGCTCCAATTCTTCAATCGTAAAGCCTTCATCTTGTAAGCGTTTAATATCATATTCTTCGCTTACATATTGCACTTCGTTTAATCGTACAAGACGTGCCATATTATCCACCTACCTTACGCACCAACGTTAACATGAATTGCAGCCAATCGATTTTTAGGAATCCATAAGTCATGGTATTTACGGTAGTCGATTTTCCAAGCGTCTGCTTTTTGGTTAATGTCCGGAGTAAATACACGAACTTTATCTGTTTTAGATACAGCAATAGGTGCACGTTGAGGCATGATAATCCAGTTAATTTCTTTGGCTACTGTATCAGCTTTAAAACCGCCAGCCTCTTGACCGGAAGTTTTACCATCGTTAAACACGTATTGTGTTTTCAAACGAGAGGATGGCACACCAAGGATAGGAATGTCGTTAAAAGAACGAACTTTAGTGTTAATCGCACCAGCTTTAAATTGAGATACGTCCAAATATTTATGGTACTTATCTGCATTATTCAAGATAGAACGCAACTTCGTAGACATACAGATGATAAGTGCTTCATCTTCACCGATTACGTCTTGAATGTCTGTAATTTCTGCGTCCAATTTATCAAGAATATCAGTAACAGCAGGTGTATAACCAGTTGTTACTTTATTTTCTGTAGTTGCTAATGCAGCAATTTTGGAATAGCGATAGCTATCAATTTCAGGAATAACTTGTGTTCGTTGGAATTCACCCATTACAGTGCCAGCAGTTGCAACGAAGTTTGTTTCGTTCACGTCCATAGAGTCGAGAGAGAATGTACGACCACGGTCTTGTGTCATTTTGTAAGGGTTAAATTTCAAAGTAACGGAACCACGATTGAAGCCTTCATCGCGATCATATTTCGCCATACCTTGCATGCTAATTTCAGGAATATGAACAGTATCACCGCCATCGTATTTGACTTGACCTGCGTTAACTTCCATAAAACCAGTTGTGGAACCAACTAACATTTGTTGGTCGAGTACAGTTTGAAACTGTTGAGAGTATTGTAATGTATTAACTGCCATGTAATTGACCTCCAATAATTAAATAATTACATTTCAATGCCTACAGCCTTAGCGAATTCAGCCTTAATTGCATCAGGACCATTGCCACCTGTACCACCTTGTCCGCTACCTGGATTGCCAGTCGCTTTAACGGCCCAAGATTTACCTTGCAACCATTCTGCGGTTCGGTCTTGAATAGTACCGATAGTGCCATCTTCTTTTGTATAGCCATAAGTGCCATCATCCTGCACTTTAATGTCATTGGCAACTAATCGTGCAAACTCCTGCGGATCAACCGCATTAGCCTTTGTGAAAGCGTCCAATGTTTGTGCCATAATTTCAGATTGAATTCGTTTGGCTTCTGCTTCTTTTGCTTTAGTTTCTGCTTGTTCGAACTTGTCGCTCATAGCTTTTAATTGCTTTTCAAGCTGTTTGTACTCTGGCGAGTTAGAACCAGCCCCTGCTTGTCCTTCTAATTCACTAACACGAGTTGAAAGCGTATCACGTTCACCGGTTAACGTAGTAATTTGACCTTGTAGCTTTTCTCGCGTTGTCTTAGCTTCGTTATTAAGGCGAGATGTTTCACCTTTAATAGCGTCGATAAGATCCTTGCCATTTTCCAATTGTTCGAGTGCTTGATAAACTTCTGCAATGTTCATGTGTAAACCTCCGTAAAACATGAAAATAAAAAAGGCGCAACAGGCCTCCGCCTAATCGCACCAATAAAAATACGCCCAATCATCACACATGAAAGGGCGTAAAATGCTTATAAAAAAGAGTTATGCAACATTGCATAACTCTTAATACCAATATATTGTTTCTGTTTTAGGAAATGAATTCAAATTTCCATATTCTTCTAACTTATTCAAAGCATGTACTGTGTGCCACTCACTACCTTGAAGCGGACTTTTAACAATAGCTATATTGCTTTTTCTATCTAATTCTATTACTCCATATTCAGCATTAGCATTAGGGTGGAATTCATATTCCGCTTTTTCTTCATTTAGTTTTTTTAATATTAGCGCTAACATGATACACCTCTTTTCTAACAGCTTCTGCATAATTATATTTTTGTTCAGTTATTCTATGCGCTGTAGCATAATCTGTATAACCATAACGATGCATTAATTCATATTCTAACCGTTCATGTTTTAACATGATAATATCTCTTTTTAACGGAGTACCACTAATCAACCTTTGAAAAGATTGAGCCATTTGAAAATCTGGTTCAAATTTAGTGTTTCCTTCATTTAAATTATACATATTGTCAAATACATGTTCAATAACTTTTTCTATACTTTTACGGTGTATTTTACTGGATTTAGATATTTTATTAACTAATACAGTCCTGTTACTATTTCGTATAGTTTCATAAAAAAGTTTTGCATGTCTTTGCGCTTTTTGACGTTCATTGGCGTCTAAAGAAATATCGTTGATAGCTCCTGACAAAGCTCCATGTTCTTTTTTAGGGACCCTTGCATTGAATATATCAGACGTCCAGCCTCTTGCAAAGTCTTGCCAAGATCCTTTGCCACTCAATACAGTATTTCGACCATTTACACCGAGTAAAACTTCCTGATTTGGTTTAGTTAGTGTTTGAATATAATCCAAGCCAGCTTGATTTATTCCTTTGTGTTGCTTATTCTCTTGAATGTCTAATTCTGTTAATGGTTGAATATGGCACATACAATGAGGGTGAGCAGGCAATGTCGGTAATTTATCTTTAGGGTAAACGCCTTTGCCAAGTCCGTATAAATCAGCATTAGCATAAAAGTCGCAAATATCAAAGCGAGGGTGCCTTGCAGCTAACCGCCATTTATATGCTACGACATCATCATCGTTCATGTACCTATTTACTTGACCGTCAGCATAAGCCCTCGCATTTTCTGTACGTGCTATACGTTCAGCATTATAACGTGTTTTTTCTTGAACAGCAGTTTCTAACGCTTTACTGATACGTTCTTCGTTCCCCTTATCAATAGCATGGGTTAATTCAGTATATGCAGCCCTAACGCCTGGAGTGGTAAGCCGTGATACTTTATCACGAACACTACGCAGCACTTTGCGTTGTAGTTGCTTAGCTTCCGGTGTACTGCTACCAGTTATATTGAGCTTCGTAAGATCATTAATAAATTTAGGTAAAGAGGCTTCCGGAATAATCCCACCATTGCCATACCCATCGAAGATTGATTTTGCAGTATCTCGTACAGCCTTATTGGTTTTAAACGCTTGCGTCAAAGTATCAGCAACGCTTTGTTTAACAGCCTTAGAACGGCCATAAAGGCGACTAGATAATGTTAAATTATCAGCCGCCCAGCTTTCAGCCATTGCTATTGAAATACTTTTAGTACTATACGGAACATCATTGCCATACCCAGCTATGAATGAGTTCGTCAAATCAGCCTGTAACGTAGGCTTCATTAATTGCATAACAGGATATGCCTCATAAGCCTTCTTAACAGCTTGTTTAGGACTATAACCTAATTCAAGGAGTTTCTTTATCTCTGCCTCGAAGTTGGTTATCGCCTTGTCTATCTCCTTCTGCGTCCTCATCTACTTCGTTCCCTTCATCATCATGATATGCAAGATCCTGTTCTTGTCGTTGAACAGCTTCTTCAATTTCATCAATAATTTTGTCGTATTCTTTAGGCTCAAGATTAGGTACATAACTGTCCAATACCTTTTTACCTGTTTCGACTTTCAAAGTGTTACTGCCGAGGTCTAAATCGAGTACAGATTGAGATTGAGCGATAACATCGGCTACGTCATTAATTTTAAAATTGCGAGGATAATCACATTTATAACCGATATTTTCGCCGGTCCACAATTCATATAAATCAATGATGTCATATTCTGCGTTTTCACATTGTACGGAGAAATCAGCCAGCCGTTGGTTGGTTCGTTCAAAATCCCATTGCTTAGCTACACCGCTTTTTGACTCTTGCACACCTATTACTGAGTTAATTCCTGACAAACGGTACATATCGTCTGTAAGGGTTTTAATTGTTTGTATCAGAATTTGTGCTGGTCCAATATCCGGTGCAATAAATGCAGGAGCATGCCCTGATTCGGCCGGATACATTAGCACGTTATTTGTACCAAGTGTAATATCACCAATATTTTGACCGTTATCAGGCAATGTCAAAATACTAAACGTTTGCATACTTAATATTTGCGATAACAACGAGCATTGATGATATATTTGGTGATTAGTTCTCGCAATAGATAGAAATTCAGGAGGTGGCAATATATCTGTTTTCTTTGAACTGCGTCCAAACCATTGAACGACAGGTATTCTACCGATATTATGCTCACCTTGTGCAATAACTTTGCCATTTTCATCTTTTGTTACCCACGATGTTTTTGTCCATTCATGAAACTGTGTTTTTGCATTACCTTCCTCATCGAACACTTGAGATGTGTACGCAAAAAATTCCAGTTCGCCTGCTTCACTAATCCGCCAATTATATATGCACTTAGGCTCAACTGCATATAAGTAAGGGAATTGACGCTTAGAGATCACATCGGCCATCGTTTCACCAAACTCTGTTACGTTATCGACAATGATATACATAACACCATACAATTTTGCTTGCGTTGCATTAAAACGCATAAATTCTTGGAGCGACGTTCCTAATCGGTCTACGTTTTCCAAGAATGAAGCAAAAAGTTCGCTTTTGCTATAGTCTCGTGATATTTCATCTTTAAAAATAGGGTCGACACTAGCATTTAGTATCGGCCCTGTATGGTTCAAATAATATGAAAGTTTTTTACGGTACTCATAATTCTGTGCGCTTTCACGAGAATATTTAGGTAACGCACCACCATTAGCGAACATGCCTGTTCCATAATAAGCGTCATGCAGTAATTCGTATTCGCTATCTCTTGGATTTGCCATAACAGCCATATAAATAAGCCTCCTAATAAATATTTGTACGTGTTGACTTGTAGTCCGGTGCAGTCAGCTTTTCTGCAATACCTGTTAATGCGTCCGGAGCATCGTCATGTTCATTCTTGCCCTCACGTTGATAACGTGAGATAGCTTTATAAAATTCAGGCCATTTGTCAGCCCAGTTTTTAGGGAAGTAAATGTGATCCATAACCCATGTCGCATTGGATAATATGCGAGCCTCCTTGTTCTTAGATTGGTGGAACGCTACAACCTTTGTGTAATTGCTTTTATACTCATCACGTAACAGCCGTGTAACCTGTCTTGCAAACCCTCTACCACCATTATTGCTTTCAAAATCTGCTACATTAACACGATTACGATATAGCATTTCAGCAACAGCAGGTTCTGTTTGTTCCATTGCTGCTTTCGTAAATACAACGTCTAATATATAAGCCTCTTTGTTATAAATGCCATACGTGATACTTGCTAACCAGTCCTCGCCAGTATCAGCAGTATCAGTGTAGTTTTTAATTTGAGTAAATAAAGGTTCGCCAGCTTCATTGCAAGGAATATGCTCATAGGTTTTCAATTCAGAATATAAGCACCCTTTTAAATCAATCGGTATTTGTTGATAATTCGCACTGGCTATGTCCTCACCCATTGCCCTGCACTTTTCTTGGTAACTTTCATAAGACAATACATCGTCGCATAACATTGTGCCATCGTCCTGTAAGGCCTTCATAGTAATAACCTTTGCTTTATCCCCAAAGTGTTCGATTGCCCTACCTGCTAGATCATCACTCGCCCAACGTGTCATGATGATTATAATCTTGCCACCTTCCTCGAGCCGTGAAAGCATAGTATTAGTGAACCAATCCCAATGCTTTGCCTTAGTGTTTTCGTTATAAGCCTCCTCGGCGTTCTTGATAATATCATCGATAATCAGAATAGAGGCACCAAAGCCTGTAGCGGTACCACTAGGGGAAGTCGCGAGGTAACTATTATAACCACCTTCAAGCGACCACATATCCATGCTAGCATCGCCACGCTTGATACGTACGTTAGGGAATATGTCGGTATATACCACTCTGTTTTTATCCGCCTTAACTTCCTGAATATCATTACGGACATTTTTGGCAAAGGTAGTAGATAGTGTAGTGTTATATGAACCTGTCATGACTTTTTCAACAGGGTTCTTGCCAAGTATCCACTTGACGGCCATTTGAGCTGTACGACTTTTACCATGACGAGGTGGCATGTTCATTATAAGGACCTTTTGTTTAGGGTCCTCGTAAAAGTTCTGTATCTCATCACATAAATGAACTAGGTATTCACGTTCTTTTTTGTAAAAGTCCGGCGCCTGCAAGTGGCAATAATAAAAAAACTCACGCCGAGCCAGCTCATATTTGAACTGTAGCATGAGTTCCGGTGTGAGTTTCATATCCTCACCCCTCTTTATCGATTAGCTTTTTAAGTTCCTCTGTTGTTACCCCTTCAAGTGGGTTGCTTTGAACAGTTGTATTGACTTCCATTTCTGTTTTATCAGTCTGTCCAAGAAATTGCTTGCCAAGAAATATTGCCATAGTTGCAGATCTATCGGCCAGCTTCCACTGTTTTCGTCGTAAGCTAATCTTGCCTGCACTTCTCTTTTCACGAAAAACATCGGAAAATGTCTTGCCATACATTCGCTTGCACCACGCATTAAGTGTCTTATCGCTAACCCCTAGAACGAGGGTAATTTCTTCTTGCGTAGCTTGAATTTGGCACATCGCTTCGAACTGTTCTTGTTTGATATTCTTTTTTGGTCGCCCCATTTTAGCCATACGCTAACCCCCTTTCTTATATTTCTGAGATAATATCTTTGGTGTACAGCACTCCCATTTGACTTGATGATGCATACGCATATGCTTATCGCCCATCGCAGCTACTTTTACACATGAAGGCGAGTACATAACAGAATAAAAGGACTTAACGAACGTACCGCTATCTAGGTACATTTCGGTTAAGCCCCCTTTGTTTTTCTGAGTCTGCCCTTGGTTGAGCATAAATAACATAGTTGTAAATATCAAATGTCCAGTTTCGCCATATCTTACATACATGGTTGTATCTTCATTGATACGACCAAAGAATTTATAAGGCTTATCTGTTCTACAGAAAAAGCTGTTCATCGCTTTGCGCAGTAACTTCCTTTTGAAGTTCCCATTATCTACGCCACCAATAAAGTCGCCACCTTGCGCAAGTGCAACAGTTAGTGCGCCTGTATCATCTAGGAATTTAAGCATACATCGAAATACATCATCTAACCGCTTTGTCTTACACGACAATAATTTATCGCCAACTTGGTAACGATGCGCAAATAAGTTGTAATCATCGTCCAATACAAGGAAGTGTGTTAAGCCTAACTCCGCAGCTATGGTATGACAATAATTACGAGCATATATAACGCCCTTTAATTTAGGTTCTAAATCGGCAGGGTCCACTAAAACAGATGCAGCTTGTTTACTAAATATCCTAACAATATCTGTACCATATCTATCGACATAAGATTGTCGCATATCGTCCTCATCATCAACAATGATATAAATCTTACCGGTATAACCTTGGTCGATTAATGTTTGATACGTTTTAACATTGCCAGCCCTGCCATGACTTAAAATGAATACAGCAAATTTTTCGTTCATTTCTTCCACCTGTCTGACAAGATCATTGGATAATAGTTGCTCATATATTTTTTAGTGAACGTATTACTATCTAATCGCATTGCAATCGTAGCAGGTACATAAATAAGTGTTCCGAAGTGTCGATAATAGTCATTGCTTTTATCGTAATGTCCTTCAATACCGCCACCCTCTTTGTTTCTACCTTCAACAATTGCGCTTTGTTGTAATAAGCCACATGAAAACATCATTTTTCCTTGTTGATTGTATAAAATGCTTGCTGCCAAATCCTCCTGGCACTCACTTGCATAACGTATTCGCTTTCCAGCTCGGTATAATCCGATATTAAATACAACACGTTTCATGCCTTCTGCTACGATAGGTGCTTTCACGCCACCCATGAAAGCAATGTGCGGTGCAATGCCTATACAATATATTTTATCAGACGTTTTCATATATTCAGATAACGCAATAAAGCAATTACCGACATCATGTACGTTCTTACTTCTTAACTTATCACCATCTGGATATCGATAAGTAATGCTATCGATATCATCATCAGCAATTACGAAAAAATCGTACCCTTTGTCTATCGCCAAATCATATACAGCATTTCTTGCATATACGGCATGTAATCCAGTAGGAGATTGAACACCACTATCGCAACTATCCATGTATCTTTGCTTATCAAATACAACTATTCTGTCGCCATAGTTTTGAATATATTCAGGTAGCGTTGTATCAAGATCATCACAAACAATAAATATATCGTCAGTTTCTACACCACCTGAACGCAGTAATTTATATGTTAGCTGTTCATTAGGTCTGCCATGAGAAATAATGAAATAACCGATTTTAGTCTTGTTCGTTTTCTTCACCTAAAATCGCCTCCAAGCTACTCGATAATTGTACATATCCATTTTTGATAGCATCGTCATAATCTATAATAACTAATGCAGACCGTTCCATAAGGTCTTGCATTTCTTCGCTAGCATTAGCATAATATTCGGCAATACGTTTGTAATTAAATTGGTTATGACGTTGTGCAGCCTTACGAAGAAATTCTTTTTCCTTTTCACTTACATTGCTATCGTCAATTTCGATAAGCAAAGCGATTGTTTTATCATCATCTAGGCAACTTTCTAACGGTACAACTTCGCCTGTAGGTTCATATTGTGGAATATTAATATCAGCTGTATACGTATCGTCAGGTTCTTCGAGCTCATCTTCTTCATTCACGAACCCAAAGTCTGCCATATCTACTTCGAGAATGCCTTGCAATTCTTCAAGTAATGCGTCCTGGTCCCATTCAGCGAACTCGCTCACCTTATTATCGGCAAGTCTAAATGCTTTGACTTGTTGCTCCGTAAGATCATCTGCCACAATACAAGGTACTGTTTTTAGTTTTAACTCCTTAGCTGCCCTATATCGAGTATGTCCAGCAATAATAATGCCGTCCTTATCAATTACGATAGGTACTTTGAAACCGAATTCACGAATAGAATTAGCAACAGGTGCAACGGCACTATCATTTTTTCGCGGATTATTTCCGTACGGTTTAATGTCCGCTATATTCTTTTCAACGATATTCATTTTAGTATGCTCCTTTTACTAGATTTATAACGATTATGTTCCTTCTTCATTGTGCAGCCATTATATCGACTAGCAGTCTGAGAAGTAAGAAAAGCCTGGCAACGTCTGTCAAATACGATAAAGTTTGCTATACATTTGCCACGCTTATTGTTAAGGCAATTCGTAGCCTTGCATTTGATTGTAGTCATTGTTTCAGCCTTTTTATAAACAAAAAAGCCCAAATACATATTCGAGAGAACGACATGTATTTGAGCTTTTTCGCTGATAGTTTTTGAAGGATAGGTATAGTGTTCTATGTAGAATGCCAAGGGTATTGAACAGTATTCAACGCTAACATTATAATATGGCTGTTTTGCAAAGTAAATGAAAGGTTTTTGCAAACATTTGTCAAGCTGCTTGGACTCCCCAAAGCAAGATGCTTACGTCCTTTTCAGCCCTTTCGAGATAATTGTACACTGTCCGCGTAGATACATGTTTTGCATCGGCTATTTCTTCAACTGACAATTTTTCGATATAAAAATCAATCAAAATGTCAAAAAACGGCTCACATCGATGTTCGCATTGTGTACGATACACGGCCAACATACTATCGATATGCTCAATAATTAACTCGGTACGCCTCTTACTAGAGGCAATCGCCTCGACACGAAGTAATCCCCTACGGTTAAATACTTCGTTAAGCACAATTTGAAGATCACTAGGAACGCTATTTTCTACACTTGCTATCGCATGTTCGCAGTGTTCCTTCAATTCATTATAGCCATTCAACAGCCTTTTTGTATTTTCCCTTGCCTTTTTACAGTTCTGTTCGTGCCTGTGTTCTTCCAACTTTTTATACTTATCAATAGCACTTTCACTGGCGATTTTTATTATTTCTTCGATTGTCCATTCCCTGACTGTTTCCATTCATTTTTTCCCCTTACATATAACGTGATAACATGCTTCGCCTTAATTTCATCAAAATAACTTGTAAACTGTTCGATAAAATATTCTTTGTTATCTTCAATATTTTTTATTTTGAACTCGTCATTTTTTCCCATAAGAGTTGCTATTTTTAATATTTCTTGAATATTCATATTAAGCCCCTTTATTTATCAGTACTACCGAACCCACCTGTTCGCTTTCTAGTGGCTGTATCATAGCTTGCAATTCTATAAGGCATAAATACTAATTGTGCTAGACGCTCACCAGCTTTATAGTGAAACACTTTATCTCCGATATTGCGTAACGGTATCATAATATGACCTTCGTTAGTTTCATTGTTGTAATAGTCAGCGTCAATAATACCTGTGCCGTTAGCCAACATCACTGAATTATTAATCCCTACACTTGAGCGTAAATGCAATTGTAAATACTCGTCAGGATTAATTTTGCACTTAACACCAGTTTCGATAAGTACTATTTTGCCCGGATTAACATACCCAGTATGATAAGCGCACAAATCATAACCAGCTGCAAATTCTGTTTTGCGTTCAGGCATAATTGCATCGTGATAGCCTGTTACTTGCTCAAATAAATTTTCGTTCATGTTAATATCCCCTTCGTTTTAAATACGTCCATACAGTACTTGTTGCCCTGTTAACACGTAACGCAATATCACTTAATTTAAGGCCTTCTTGTCTTAACTTAATAGCCTCATCGACCCATTTTTCAGGCTCCATTCTTGATAATCGCAATTTCTGACCGCATGAACCGCCACACGTTTTGCTTACATTTCTTAATCGATATGGGACTGTATAAGTTTTACCACATACAGGACATACCTTTTCTACAACGTTACCTGTCGTTTTATCTACGGTATCAAATTTATGTTCTCGTACCCTTACAGGTTTACGTTTTGCAGTTTTTACCTTTTCCAATGGATTGGCCTTCCATATTGGCAAGTGCGATAAAAATTGTGGAATATTGTCCATTGCTATTTATCCTTTCGCTTTAACTCATGCAACGGAGTACCAGCTTCGATTGGTATAATTTCAATTTCAGCCCTAGGCTCCGTTTTATCAACGCCAACAATACGAGAGCCATCGTAATGCACTATCCATTTATCATCGTCAATTATTTTGGCTTTCGTTAGAATGTCTGATGTAGCTTGTAATAGGCCGACCAAGTCAGGCCAAGATCTTTTGTCCGGCATGTAATAGCGGCACCGGACATGAACTGGACCACCTACATAAAAACGCTTGCGGTAGAATTGCAACTGTTGTAACGCTAAATGTTCATAATCGGAATATGCTTTTGATGGTAAGACTTTTGGATATTTCCCAGCATAGACTACTCGCGAACTGTTCTTTTTGGTCGTTGGCCGGCCATATATTACAAGACTATTCATCGCAACATTCGCACCCTCTTTCCTCACCAACATCTGTTGCTTCGGCAATAAGCAAACACATTGCCAAGCCAGCACCCCTGCGTTCTTCTTTGTCTAATTTTTTTAACATAAGGCACAATGCAGCACCTACATTTGTGATAACATCATCAAGACTATACTTTTCGTTAAAATTAACTTTCGTAATTTTGTTTTTATTATCGACTTTAATTTTAATTTTCATGTTTACACCTCCATGTATATAACTTTTATTTTTTAATTTGAGCTACGTAGCATGCTCGCTATGATGTCTGTAATTATTCGTCTAGGTATTTTTATCACTAGCGATATAAAATCGCTTTGTAGCTCAAATAATTAAATTTCACTATTATTTAAAGGCTTGCGATTTGACTCGCCTTTAAATCGTAATAAGAATGACGTTTCTTTTAATCTGTCGTAAACTCGACCGTCATAACTTGATTTGATTTGAGCCACCGTTAAATTGGTAGTAATAATGGTTGATTTTCTATCTCCCACCCTGTCCGATATGATGGATTCAACCTTATTTGCTACCCAAGCGTTACTATATTCGGCCCCAAAATCATCTAATACTAATAACGGTATATTGCGAATACGATTTTCAAATTTTATATAGTGTTCCGTTGGCCCTTTACTTAATGTTAGTAAGGTGTCGAGCAAACTAATCATTGAAATAATGTAGCCATTGTAACCTTGTTCAATCGCCCTTCGTAATATACTGACAGCTATCGAAGTCTTTCCAGTTCCTACAGGGCCTAATAAGATCAACCCTCGACCATTAGTGATATGGTCTCGTATATGAGCTCCATATTTGTAAGCCTGGTTATATACTTCTCTATCTTCAATCGGAGCGCCTAAAGCCTTTAACCTATCAAATGTCATGTCATTATATCGACCTTTAATACCGTATTGTTCTAAATTTGATGATGTGCTTTTAACGACTACCGGTTCAGAATAAACAGGATAATATACTTCAAATCCATTCGCCTGTCTCTTTAGACCAGTCAACTTCCGTTCCGTCAGTTTTTGTTTGAGCTTTTCTAGTTCCGCCCCCACGTTTATTGGTTCCATTCGCTTGGTTCACCTCCTTTTTTAAATTACCAGCCGCTACTGTTTCGACATACTTAATACTGTTACCGCCATTTTCTGCAGTTGTATTAACAGCCACAATGACACGTTCACTGCCATATGTTTCGACAAGATCATCGAGTCGTTCTTTTATAACAGGGGATATATCGCCAATCGACTTCATGTATAAATCGTAAACAGCCTTATTATTTTGTTTTTCATTTTTAAACATAGATAGAGGATTTTCGATGTCAGTTGCGCGCGTTCCTTCTCTCTCTCTAATATCTTTTATATTATTTTCTTTTATATTATTAGCTAGACTTGCTAGGTTTTGCTTAGCACCTGCTAGCAAATGCTTAGCACTTGCTACATTTTGCTTAGCATTTTTTGATTTTGCTAAACCTCCTAAACGCCCAGCTTGTCTACGTTTTTCACGTAACTCGCAATTTTTTGCTTCCCTTAAATTTACGCGTTTTAGCATGCCTGGCGACCAAAAATACTCGCCATCTGTTTCTAGCAAATTACAATCTTCGACAAGCGATTTTATAAAAATTTCTAGCAACTTAGCATTGCTAGCACTTGCTACATTTGCTAAGCAAGTGCTAAATTTTGCTGTATCCGGATTAATTTCCATGACGATTGAAAGGCCCAAGAACGTAACTTTGTTACACGGCAATTTATTGTCGTTAGCCTCTGCTAATTTCTCCAGCAAGATCCACCACCATGCATATGAAATTATTCCGTGAATATTTATCATGATTGCAATTTTAGGGTCTGCTAAAGTATTAATATCATGGCTAAAATACGTTTTAACAAATGCCATTCTTTACCCCCTAATAAAATAATTCGTCATGTTCAAGGCCTAGCACCTTACACCACATAAAACGCTTTTTATCAAATGCTATCGGCTTTCCACTTAAATATAAGACAAGTGATTTTGGAATTGTTTGAGACTCGTTAGAAAATTGCATAAGTGTTAAATGTTTGTCCTCCAAGGCCTTAATAAATACATCGAATTTAACTCGCACAATATCACCCCTTTGCTTGATGTACGATAACTAATTTACCAGTTGCAGCTTGTACAGTTTTTTTGAAATACTCTTCATTCGAGTTTTCATTAGATAAATGGATAAGGTGAATGGCCTTACATTGCGAAAGATCCATTGACCGTAAAAACTTTATGACATTTTCAAGTGCAAAGTGGGACTGAATAAGCCTTTCCATTCGTTGCTTACTTAACTCGTCTTGTTCGACTCTTTGTTTAAGTAGCTCATATGAATGGTTGCACTCAACAACTATGTGATGAACACCTTTAAACGTATATTTGCAGTAGTACGTATCGGTGATATACAGTAGTTTTTCGTCGCCATCTGTTATCAAATACCCAACGTTAGGTACATCATGTTGAAGCTCAAATGGTAATACTGTAAACACACCCAGTTTGAATGACTTTTTAGGAGTTATCTCAACCCATGAATGCTCGTCTATCACATGCAAGGCATCGGCTGTTTCTCGTAGCATATATATTTTGTGTCCAAGTTTTAACATATCAGCAACAGCCCTTGAATGGTCGCCATGTTGGTGAGTAACTAAAGCACCTAACAGATGTATGAAGTTGTACTTGCAAGCCCTTTGGATTGCTTTAAATGGCAACCCTACATCGAGAAGTAATTCATCGCCGTTTACACTGCTTTTTATGCGGTAGCAGTTGCCAGCCGAACTGCTACCATAACATTCGATACTAATCATGAGTTGAACATTTCATCAGCATTAATAACTTCGCCGGTTTCAGCGTCTACGAATGTAGGTGTGCTGGGTTCTACATCAATCACTTCGCTATTTGCATTGTGTTCGATAGTAGTTGTTACATCGTCCATAACATCACTGACGTTACCTTCTACGTCTATAATTTCATCAGTAGTTTGTAGTCCCATACTAATTTCCGGGGCTGTTGTGCGGATCAACCAAGCTGCAGCCCTATAACGTAACATTTGGTCTGGCATTGTTTTCCATTTACTCCCCTTTTTGTCGTACCAGCCTTCTTGCTTAGCAATTAAGATAGTAACTTCTGGACCTTGTATAATTTCATCGCTACCCTTTTCTCGAGTGTAGGCGATAATACCTTGGCTATCGGTTCCCTTCTTCCCAGTTTCCTTGTACTTGATAGCCTCAAAACGTCCGCATTGATTAAATGTAGCTATCAAAAATTTACTAGACCAGCCTGGATTGCCATAAACGATATATAAGTTTTGCATAACCATTAAAGGTGATGCATTCATACGTTGAGCCATTTCCAATGCAATAATAGCGTTCCCAAAGTTTTGTTCGCCTTGGAATTGTTGCGGTACTAAAGATGAACCGCAAAACATTTTTGCCTGACGTTGTAAAAGCTCAAATCCTTCCGCAGATTGAAAACCTGGTAATGATGGTTTGTTGATAGCAACTTCTTTTGACATGGTTTACCTCCTAGATCTTTGTTAGTGTTTTGAAATCAGCGTCTACAACCAGTTTGATTGTCTGACTATTACACTTGATAAAATCTGTTACAGCCTCAGCATTATCAATAAATACTGGCGCAGTAACGTTATAAAACTTGGTTAATGCATTAATAATGTCAAGACCTGCATTCATACGAGCTGCATTATTCATACTTCTATATGGAACCCCTTTATAGGTTGTCTCGCAGCACTCCTCAATGTTTCCATTGACCAGCACATTAAACATTTTGAAGCGAGCATATTCAAAATGACTGTTAATGGAATGTTCCATTAAATCGACTTTTGCTTTTACGAACTCATCAATCAAGAATGATGTTTCATCTAGTAAATTCTTTTCCTCAGCCAGTTTTCGTTGTTGTGTTTCCAACTCTGCTATACGTATATCAATATCGGCTGCCATTTTAAATTTATTGAGCTCTGTTTCTAGTGCCAACTTTTTCGACTTTAATTCCTTCAAATCTGTATCAATTTTTAAAAGTTTATCGTCGTCAGCTTCATTGCCATCATCTAATTCGAGAATAAATAGCTCGGCTTTTAAGTCTTTATATGCTGGATCATCATCAATGTTAGGTTCTTGCAGTTCCTCATAATCCTTAAATTGACTGTCATATTCTTTTTGCTTGTCAGCAATTTGATTCGTTAATCCGTCAACCTTTACAGCCATAATGTCTTGCTGTTCCATGTATGATTGCTTCATAGCTTTTGCACTATCAATTAATTTTTGCCACTCTTCAAGATTTGTAGATTTTTGAGTGTTAAATATAGTCTCGAGCTCTGCACGCTTTTCATCTGGATACGGTTGCCCACAAGTAGGGCAATTTACAGTGTCAAATTTTTGATTATTAAACGAATTAAACTCATCTTGCAACTTTTCAATTCGTTTGTTTTCTAGGTCTATATCTCTGTTTAAATCATTGTGTCTGTCGTAGTATCTATCACGTTCAGCCTCTAATGATTTTAATTGCATTAGCGATAGCTCATAGTTAGACCGTAACGCTCGTTTATCTTTTTTATAGTCAGATAATACTTCCGACCGTCTTGCCTCTAATTGACGATTAATTTCACGCATTTTAGATTGCTTTTCTGTAGCTTCAAAACCATTATTGATAATAGCTTTTTCTTTTTCTAACTCATCAATACCATTCAATATGACTTGAATGTCTTGAGTTAGTTTTGTTTTGTTTGATACAATTTCAGGTTTATTTCTTACAGCCTCATCAATGCGAATAGGTATCATGTCCAACTCTTTATTGATAGCTGCTTTTTTAGCAGCTACAATTTTCTTTTGTTCTTCGACGGTATGTCCGTTTAACAATTGCGCTAATCGTTTAAGATCATCACGACTATTGATTACGCTTTCATCATCAATATCGCCACACATTTCGAGCAGTAATTTGCGTCTGTTTTGCCAGCTGTACTGCTCATTGAAATATAGTGGGTTGGTAATTAACTTAAATACGTCCTCATTAATCATGTTATTGATAAATGCTTTATATTCTTTTTCTTTGACCGGTACTTCATTAATAAAGTAATCGGTCGTATGTCCAGTTAGTTTTGTTTCGCCACCGCGAGGATTGCTATATTTCTCGCGATATACTCGTTTTAATACAAAGCTGGTGCCATCATCATTACTGAACGTTGCTTCCACTTCATGATTGACATTATGAAGTGGTTCGCCATTTACAAGCGTTTTTATTTCAAAATCCGCTCTATCTAGGCTATCATTGCCAAACAATAACCAACATAAACTATCAAATATAGTTGTTTTACCGGTGGCATTATCACCATATATGGAAGCGTCATTGCCATCGAATTCAAAGTTTATAAATTTAATTCCTTTGAAGTTATTTAACATTATTTCACTTAATTTCATTGCGTCCCCCTAGCTTACTTGTGCTTGAATATCTACTGTTACCGGTTCAATCTTTAACTGGTTAGCCCACGTTAAAACAGTGTTATTGACGTCTTTATTTTTAGAAACACATTGATTGCCAAACAATTTTGCCTGTACCAGCTTTGTGAATTTTTCTTTACTGTCGATATCTTTCGTTAATTCAAGGCATGCTACAGGTTTCATGTTATCGTCTGTTACAACCACAATTGCTGTGTTCCCTTTCATGACTCTATCTTTATAAGATCCCACGCAGTTTTTAAGCTGCTTACCAATTATCATTAAATCTGCAGCAGTTTTTGGCACTACAAAATGTAGTCCATTTAGGTCAGCATTTAATGCTGGTATAGCCGGTAAATTAACATCGCCATACTCTTGCTTGTTATAGATATTAATAAGCTCAGCATGTAATGCTTTTAGTTTGAACTTTTTGCCCCAAAACTTATCTCGATATTTGAGTATTAACTCGGAATACATTCTTACGCAGTCCTCAATGTCTCGGAAGTCCTCGGATAATATCCAACGCAATGCAGCAGGCTCGCCATATCTAGCAATCATTATTTGCCAAAACTCTTTTGAACCATCGATATGTAATTTCATCGATTTTCTAATATCCTTAGCACAATGAACTTTGCCAGTGTATTTGTACTTTTCATCATCAGGAAGGTTATGACGATTTAAATCAACAATCGTACGCCTGCAATTTTCATCTTTAAATAGACTTAATACGTTGGATAGTACTACCGACATAGGATTTTTTGCCATAGCCCTACGTAATGCCTTGCTGTTAGGTGATTTATAAACAGTCCGCAAAGCCTCTTGAAAGTTCATTCCTTTTTTTGTTAAATCCAATACATCACTATCAAATGGAATAGATGTAATTAATCTTGAATAGTAATCGTTCCAGTAGTCAGCCCCTCGTTGAATACTTATAATGTTTGGCATATCTGGTGCTGATAGTTTCAAGATCATGTTTAACAACATAGAAAAGTGGTAGCCGTTATCTTCATTAAAAGATGGTGCTATATATACATCACTAGTGGAATACCCATAGGCCTTTTTAATCCTACGTTCAAATGCTAATCGCAAAGACCTGAACACATTATTTAGTGGTTTCCTATTAATGTCATGCATGGCATAAGATTTACCTAGATAAGTTAGTACTTCCATGACTCTTTTATGGTGTATATATTCGAGCGTAAGTTCATGCTTATCGCGATTATAGTCAGTATAGGTGGCTTTTTTTCTTTTAAAATCAAATCGTAACGTTTCTTTGCGAATGCCTTCATCAATAAAGGTGCCATCATATCGCATGGTAATAGCCCTATACGTAAATCGTAAGTCGAGATAATTTTTAAACTCTACAACATCGGCCCAAACTTCTAACGGTATAAGGCTTTCATCATCACGCACGAATAAGATTTTGTTTCTAAATGGTTCACTATGTACGCCACAATTAGGACATGTGAAGTACTTTGCAGCAGTTGTATAACCGTAACTGTAACTATATTTACGTTTCCATTTACCACCGAAAGCAAAGTTGCAATCGGTATGGTAAATAGTAGTGAATAGTGCATCGTAGCCATTTTCTAAAATCACACTGTCAAACATTCTAGGGATATATACCCTTGCTAATATGTCCATAGTGCACCGCCTTTAATCGAACATATCAAAGATGTCTGTTTCTTCTTCTACTTTTTCAGCCTCAACAACTGGAGCTGGTTTAGGTTCTTTTTTCTTTGTGGAAGTCTTTGATTTTTCTTCTGTCTTTTTACTATCTTCAGCTGTCTTTTTACTGTCCTTTTCGACAAGTTTTATAGCTTTTATGATAGTTTCTGAAACGCTAATATTCGTTTCGCAAAAATCTATAGCACGTTGATACAAGATAATGTTTGCTGGATCTAATTCTATTGCCTTTTGTAGTACCTCAATTTGAGGCACTACATTGTCGATTACTACTTTATAACTATTAACATTAGCCATGTTCCTATTCTCCTTCGCTCACCTATCAATTATTTATTGATTAATGTATCAAGTTCTTCAATAATTTCTTGCGATAAATCTTCTGCAGATGGTTTTCCGGAAACGCCGTGTTTACGAAAAATATCAAGTGCAGCCTTGGCACCTTCTTGACCGCTGTCCTTCAACCAGTTTTTGAAGTTTGTCCAATATACATGAGGATCTACTTCTGCTGTTTCAACGTCTAACTCATTTTCGGTTGATTCCTCAACTTCTTCTGCTTTAACCTCTATAGGTTCGCCATCAAAGTTCGTAACAGGAACTTCTGCAACCTCTTCGGCTGGTTTCTCTTTTACCTCAACAGGTTCTGTTTGAGGTTCTTCAACTTTGTTTACGACCTCAACTACTTTTTTTGCTACCTCTTCGATGTGTTCAGGCTTTACTTCTTGTTTAGGAGCCTCTACCACTTTGACTGTTTGTGGTTCATCAACGGTTTTAGGGTTTAGCATTTCATTATATTCATTAATTTTCTTTGCCAAGTCTTTTGCATTTTTGAATTCGATTGTAATTTGGTTCATTGTTCTGTCTCCTTATATTCATATTCAAAATGAATGCTATTTTGTTTTGAATTAATCAGCATAACTATATTGTGATAAGCTGGTGTTTTAGAATTGTCGCCATTTTCATTAATAAACTTAATACGCTTAGTTGGTATATATACCCCTATCCGCGTACGGTGGAATAATTTATGTCTTTGTACCCCCCCCAGTGTATCTATAGGCAATAGCAGTACACTGGGCTTGCCAAGATCAATGCAACGTTCTATGATTTTATCCTTTATGCTATACGGTGGGTTAGATATTAGATAATCGAACTCATAATCACGAGTTAAAAAATCTTGTATGCCCCATATAGCTTGTTTGTCATATTCTGCTGTAATAATCTTTGTGAAATTACTTTCAGCAGTATCGAATGGCAATAAAATCCTATCACCAGCATTTGGTGGGAATACCTTTAACATTGTTCTGACTACATAAGCTGGTGTATACCATTCGTCAGAATAGCTGTTATTTATAAGGGCATGTTTAGTTGCCATTTTTCAATGTAGCCACTTCTTCCGTTAAAGATTGAACTAATTTTTCAAGTTGACTAATACGACTATTGTCTGTTTTAGCCTCTGGCACATAGTCAGAACTTTTGCCAACTCTAAATGCAGCATTAATAGTAATTTGAGTTTCACTGCCAAGACTAACACCAGCACCAAACATTGTTTTTTCGTTAGGTCTATAAAAAGCACCTAGTGCGACTGCATTTTGACTTTTATATCGACCATAAGATAAGGCAAATGACATTTTATCGTTTTTATTAAAATCGAGTGGGTGCAGACCAGCCAATGCAGCGGAGCTTGCTCCCAACTTATTAATACGACGTTCTGTTGTATTGATTTTGTTATTCAATTCATTTCTAATAACAGTTGTATTTGTATCGATTTTTTTCTTTAAATCTGTAATATCTTTAGTATTAGTGCTAACACCGATATCAATCCTATTAATGCTGCTATTAATAGTTCCAATGCTATTAGTATTTCGATTAATTTGTCGAGCATGTTCGCTTGTTGTCCCCCCTAACGAATTAATTTCATCAATAGCTGCATACAGCTGGGAGCCATTAACAGCATCGAGGCTGTCAGCTTCAATACGTCCTGCTGAGACGTTTTGTAACTGACGGTTATAATTATGAATATTGCTATATGTATCACTTTGTTTAGATCCAAATGACACGCTAGAATTTGGCTGTTCTCCTGCAAATACATGGGGAACGCCGTTAATTTGCATTTGCCCGAAGCCAACAGGTGCATAAGTTTGACTATTAGTGCCAATCGCTACGCTGTTTTGCACAGGTGCACTGGCGTTATTGCCAATAGTAACAGCGTCAATGCCTCTTGTTACGGAGTGTGTACCAATAACAATTGAGCCCTGGTTATCTACAACAGAATTTGCGCCAATTACTGTTTGCTCTTGATGGGCTCCAATATAGTTGTTATATCCAATAGCAGTTGATTGTCCGCCTGCAACAGTGCCATTGCCACCACCAATAACGATGGTATCGTTTCCAGTAATTTTGTTATCACGGCCAAGTGCAACAGAATTCGTAGCATTAACCACTGTATTTGCACCACTTGCAATAGAGTTGTAGCCAGTAGCGACAGGTGCATTGGTATTAGGTTCTACTGGTCCTGTAACTACACCGTTAGCCATAACATTTACTGCTAGTGCAGCAATAGTGGAAGTTGTTACGATAATTTTTTTATTCATTGTGTTAAATCTCCGTTTCTTGCTATAATTGAGTTGGTTAATTTTGACTAGGGCATCACTAATTGCAGTTAGTGGTGTCCTCTTTTTTTATTTCATAAAACATGATGCCTATTGCAGCAATCATACATGTAATTAACAATGCCAATGTTGCAGAGGTTAATTCATAGCCCTGCACGTCGGAGCCTTCAATAATTCCATACGATGTTATGCATAACATCGCTGCTATCCACTTCATTGTCGTTCCCCCATTCTTAATTGGCATTTTTGTCTTAGCCAATTATTCAACGCCTCTAAATGTATTAATCTTTTACCGCCAGCCTTTCCAATCCTCATGGAAGGGAAGTCATAATCTTTGGCCCATTTTCTGATTTGCTCATCACTTACGGAGCATAATTTGGCGGCCTCCTCAACAGTAACGCAGATCTTATTCATGGTTTCACCTCCTTATAGGCCAAGTTCGATTTGTATAGTTAGCAACCAATGTAGGTACTCTTGATTACGTCTTAATATGATTTTTCGCTCATCGCATGTAACCATTCTTTGAAAGCGCTCACTAGCTTGACGATTTACTACACTTTGAAAACGAGCTATTTCAATTTCAAAATCATATTTTGTTAACGCCCAGTAAGTAGGAACTATAAGCCCTGTTCGCTTGTAGTATTCTTTAACTTCTTCAATAGGTTTAAATGTCCAGTGTTTATAATTCATTTTTGTTTATCCTCATAATCCTTCAAAATCAGAACCAAAGCCCACAATGGCGCGTCAATAAGTTGGTCGATTGTTTCATTCGCATGTACCTTAGCCACGCGCATTGCAAACTCTCGTTCTTGCTCTGCAAAATGAAGATATGTTTTTCTTTGAGCTTCATAATTGATATTGAATTCGTGTTCCCATATTTCATTGAGTACTGTTTCTTTGTTTAACATTTCTACACCTCATTGTTTACGTTTAGTAAACTATTTGATTAAAAAAATATCCTGCATGTTCAATTTATCATCTAGTCGGTGAAAAAATTCATAGATTTGAACCATTTCCACCGGTTTAAAAGACCGTTTGCCATTCTCTTTTTGATTATATGTAGATTTAGGTAAACCCAGCATGTTTGCTATATCTAACTGTGTATATCCAAATCGTTGTCGGAGTTTAATTAATTCGTTTGTTTCCATGCTTTCACCTCCTTATGTTTTCATATTGCAAACTCCTTATGAGCTTATTATAGTTTACATAGTGCATACCGTCAAATAAACTTTTTATAAAAGTTTGCATATTGCAAGTTTACATTTTGTTTACAATTTAATATGATAACTATAGGAGGTATGCAATATGAAAACTATGGGGCAACGCATACAAGAATTGCGAAAATACAACAAAATGACCGGCGAAGAGTTAGGGAAAAAATTAAACGTCGCTAAATCGACTGTATCATTATGGGAAGGTGGTTCTCGCACACCTAACACTGAAATGTTGCAAAGTATCGCAAAGGTATTTGGTGTTTCCACTGATTATTTGCTAACAGGCAACGAGCCTACTCCAAAAGGATATTACCAAGATCCAGAAACAGCTGAGTACGCAGAATATTTACGTACACGGCCAGAAGCTAAAATGCTGTTTTCAGCTTCCAAAGATATAAGCAAGGAAGAAATGGAAGAGGTTGTAAATTATATCGAGTACCTTAAAACAAAACATAAATAAATACATAGGGAGTTGGTATTGTGATTGTTAATGTTATTCATTGTGGCCTGCCTAAAGGTAAGGCCACTACTACAACAACAGACGAACACGGAGTATACGTTATCGCAGTTAATAAAGATTTAACAGGGGACGAGCTGCGAAGGGAATTAGCCCACGAGCTCCGCCATATTATTAATGATGATTTTCACATCGACCAGCACGTAAACCTGGTTGAAAAGATGATAAGGCAATCAGCCTCAAATAATGAATTTGAGCATATAGATTTTTATCATCATTTTTTGGATAGTAACAATAATGTTATATAGCGTAAAAACGCTATTTATTTTTTATCTATATTATCGAACATATATTTGTACTTTAAGGAGATATATAACATTATGGCAACAAAACGCACCGACGGAAGGTATACCATTAAGAAAACGTTTAATGGTAAGCCTAAATACTTTTACGGTAAAACAAAAAAAGAGGCACGAGAAAAGCTCCAACAATATGAAAAGGAGTTTTCTTCGTGCCTCAACTTCAACGGCGCTATTACATTGTATGAATGGATTAATACTTGGTTATCAATCAAAGAAAAAACAATTACGATAGCCACGTTAAATAGTTATAAGGGAATAATTAACAGATATATATTACCTACAATTGGTGGTATGAAATTAGCAGATATTCGACCAGCTCAACTACGTAAAGTATTCGACAATATGCAGCACCTATCAACGCGAACTATCACATATACTATGACTATACTTAACTCTGTACTGGAATTGGCTGTACGTGATGAGATAATACCTAAAAATTATATGAAAAATATAGATAGACCAAAGCATGTTAAAACAAAAGAAATGATAACATTAAACGCTAATGAGATAAAACAATTTTTGAATGTCATAACTAACAGCGAACATTATGCGTTATTCAAATTAGCATTTGCCAGCGGTATGCGTAGATCAGAATTATTAGGCTTAACATGGTCGAATGTTCATTTTAATAAATCAACTATATCAATTGAACAAACTGCCCTACGAATTAATGGAGGTGGCGTCCTTTCCCCTACAACTAAAACGGATAGCTCACGACGTACAATTTCAATAGATGCCGATACTATGGCAATATTACGAAAACATAAAACCACCATTGATAAACGCATGTTAGCCACTCCAAATTGGACTAACCATAATTTGGTATTTCCTGGTATACATGGAGGGCCTAGAAATCCTGACGAAGTAAGTAGATTGTGCAAGCATTATGCAAAACTCATAGGCAAGCCAGCTTTTAGCATGCATGGTACTCGGCACACACACGCCACACTACTTATTGAAAGTGGCGCCAATATAAAAGCAGTACAAACTAGATTAGGTCATGCCTCTTTTGAAGAAACGATGAACACGTATTCGCATGTTACACCTACTATGGAAGATGATTTGCTCGAGAAAATAGAAAAGATATTTTAAAAGTTGTCAAAATGTTGTCAAACCACGTAAGACAAAAAGTTGTCAAAACAAAAATAATGGCTTACAGAATTACCTGTAAGCCCTTATTTAATCAGCTTGGTGCGGTTGGAGGGACTTGAACCCTCACGAGCGTACGCTCACCACCCCCTCA